CAATGGCCTTATTTGGTGCTGAAAGCGAAGATGCACAAAAGACACTTGCAAAGGTTCAGGGTGCGATTGCCTTTTCGCAGGGTATACAGCAGTTGTTGGATATGCGGAACTCGTTTGGTGCAATGGCTACCACGATTAAAACGCAAGTCATTACAGCATTCACAACGCTACGTGGTGCGGTCATGGCAACTGGCATCGGATTACTTGCCGTTGGTGTTGCCGCTCTGATTGCAAACTTTGACAAGGTTTCGGAATGGATTTCTAAATCGTGGTTTGGAAAACTTGCAAAGGGCATCGGTGAAGCGGTTACTGCTGTAACTGATTTTCTCGGTGTTACATCACAGGCAGAGCGTGATTTGGAAAAAATGACAACGGCTAATAAAAAGGCCAATGACACGCTGTCTAATCAAATAGACGTTTTGACTGCATTAGGCGGTAAGGAAAAGGAAGTTTACAAGCTGAAAATGCAGCAGTATGAAAACGAATTGAATGTACTTCGTGCCACACTGAAAGCCAAAGGAAAGCTAACCGAGGAGGAAGCCAAGCAATTTAAGGATTTAAAAACGCAGCAGCAGGTTACAACAATCGAGTTCAACAAGCAACAAAAAGATGCGGCAAAAAAGGCCAGTGATGACCAAATAAAAGCGGCACAGGAAACAGCCCAAAAACAGCGTGAACTTGCCGAGCAGAGAAAACAAAACCAGCTCGAAATCAATGCCACGATGTTGGCACTTGACCAATCCACCCTTGATGCCCAAATAAAAGCGGCAGATGCAGCGTTTGCCACAAAGGTAACTGCTATGAAAAATCAGGGTTATACCGAAAAGCAAATTGCAACCCTGCGTGATGCCGAACTTGAAAAGGTGCGAACAGCGTTTTATGACAAACAAAAGGCGGACACGGATAGGGCAAATAAGGAACGTGAAGAGCAGTTGAATGAAGCCCGTGAAAAAGAAATTGCAGATGCACAGAAATTCACAGACGATTATTTCACGGCACAACAAACAGCACTTATTCAGCGTAATGCAACACAGGCAGAATTTGATGCCCTTGAAATTGAAAGATTAAATGCACAATTACAAACTGCCCGTGATTATGGACAAAGCACAATAGATATTGAAGCACAACTGGCAGCAAAGAAAAAAGAAATTTACGATAAAGATGCCAAAGCCAAAGAGGACACAGAAAAGGCAAAACGTGCGGCTGAAATGGCAACCCTTGAAAGTGCATCGTCAATAATCGGCTCTCTCGGTCAGCTATTTGGTGAAAGCGAAAAATCACAAAAAGCGTTTGGCCTTGCACAAATCGCAGTTGATACCGCAAAGGCATTGACCGCAGCACAGGCCAACGCAATGGCTCCCACACCCGACAACGTGGCGACAAGTGGTGCTGCTGGTTTTGCTAAATATGCCGGATATGTAGCCATTATTCTTTCAAATGTTGCACGTGCAAGGGCATTGATAAAAGGTTCTGGCGGTGGTGGAGGTGGTGGTGCTGGTGCTGCTGCTGCACCTGCGGCCCCGTCATTTGCACCAACCGTTGGGGGTGGTTTGCCTGACGAACAGCAGTTCGGTGGCATGGGCAGAGTTTACGTATTGGAGGGTGACATCACCAAAACTCAAACCCGTGTGCGTAGGTTAAGAAATACCAGTGTCGTTTAAACCTACTTTTAAAGATATGGATTTGCCAGTTTACAAAATCGTAGTTAATGAGGATGACGATACCGGGGTTGACTTTGTGTCGTTGGTTGACCGCCCTGCCATACAAAAGGACTTCATGTTGTTTAATCAGCAGTTCGTGGAACCGGGTGCGAAAGAAACTGAGGATGAATTTATCAGCAGGTGCATTCCGTACATGATTGGCGAGGGCATGGAACAAGACCAAGCCGCAGCCGTGTGTTATTCCAAATGGGAAAGCCGCAAAGAATTTGAAAGCTACGACGATTACCCAGAAGCAGCCAAAGAAAATGCAAAGGTTGCACTTCGTTGGGCAGAGGAAAACGGCTGGGGTGATTGTGGAACTCCCGTAGGCAAAATAAGAGCAAACCAATTAGCCAATGGTGAAGCCATTACCCGTGAAACCATTGCACGAATGGCAGCATTTGAACGCCACAGGCAGAACAGCCAAAAAGAACTTGGCGACGGATGCGGTAGATTAATGTGGTTGGCATGGGGTGGTGATGAGGGCATCGAATGGGCAAGCCGTAAACTGCAACAGATAGACATGAAACAGGCATACAGCGTGCAGGATGAGGAAAAGCGTATTGTCACCGGGCCTGCAATGTTGGCTGATTTACCCATTTACCGCTATGACGATGTGCGTGGTGAGTATTACGTGACCTTTGATGCCCCTACTATTTGGACTATTGCAAAGAAATTTGTCCGCAAAAACTTCTACAAAGCGGTAAACACCGACCATGAAACACCCGTTGACAGTGGTGTCCACATGATTGAGAGTTATTTTATTGACCGAGAGCGTGGTGTTATGCCACCCAAAGGATATGAGGATGCCAAAGACGGCAGCTGGTTCCTTACCTACCTTGTGGACAATGACGAATTGTGGGCAAAAGTCAAGGCAGGTGAATGGAAAGGGTTTTCTGTTGAGGGCTTTTTTGACATGGAAGAGCAAGACGAGGTTGTTACCCTGATGCGTGAAATAGCCACGATGCTGAAAAATTTTGCATAGGTTTTACCATACCTACCTTTTAGGGTATGGATTTCAAAACAGAACTTTCAGAAATGAAGAGCGGACTTGCTGCATTTATGGCAGAAGTTAAGCAGCGTTTCAATGAAGTTCCGGCTGAACCCGTTGAAGCTGCGTTTGGTGAGTTGACTTTGGTTGACGGCACAATCGTAGTATTTGACGGTGACGAATTGAATGTTGGTAGCATGTTGTCTGTTAAAACTGAGGAGGGTGTAATACCTGCCCCAGACGGAGTGCATGAAACTACCGACGGACTGCTTGTAACTACCAAAGACGGAGTTGTTGAACTTATCGAAGAGAAAACCGCACCCGTTGAGGAAGTTGAAGTTGAAAATCAATTTGCATCACTGGAACAATTTGACGCACTGCGTGCCGCCAATGAGGAAATGGCAAAGAAAATCGCCACCCTCGAAAACGCCCTTATCAATGTGTTGGGCAAAGTAGAAGAAACTTTCAGCGTGTTTGAAAAGTTTGCATCTGCTACACCTGAGCCGACCAAAAAGCCATTCGGAACAGCTAACAAAAACAAAGAGGAAAATTTTAATGGCTTTCTTTCCGCAATCAAAAAAATCAAATAATTAAATAATCATGGCATTTGACGTAACAGGTTTATCGAATTACACCAAAGAGGAGAGCTTAAATCTTCTGACCAAAGCCATGTTCAGTGCAAAAACCGCTTCATTGTTGAACGGTGCTGGACAGGTTCTCCCCGGTATCAAAAGTGCAGAAATACTGCCCCTGCTGTATTCTGACGTTTATTTTCAAACTGACAGCTGTTCTTACCAGACCAGCGGTAACACCACCCTTTCAAAGCGTACTTTGACCGTAGGTAAAGTAAAGGTACAGGAAACCCTTTGCCCCAAAGACCTCGAAACCAAATACACTCAAAAAGCTTTGAATGCTGGTGAAGCTATCGACATGGGTGTTTTCACTGAGCAAATCGGAAATGAAAAAGCTGCTAAAATTGCCGAAGCTATCGAAACTGCTATCTGGCAGGGTGACACCACTGGTGGCGTTGGAAACAACGGCTACTGGGATGGTTTCTTGACTATCCTTGGCGACCTCGGATTTGGCGGTGCTGGCGACCCTATCAAAGGTAACGTAGCCAACGCTTACACTTCTATCACTGCTTCAAACATCGACGACATCATCGGAACAATCTACGGTGTTATCCCTGCTGAACTGCTGGGTAAATCTGACCTGTTTATCGCAATGGGCGTTGACACTTTCCGCAAGTATCGTCAGTGGCTGGTGGGTGCTAACTTGTACCACTACCCTGCTAACGAAGTAGCTGAAATGGAAATCATCGACCCTGTAACTGGCATCAAGATTTATGGCCTGCACGGTATGAACGGGACAGACAAAATCGTTGCTGGTTTGTGGTCTAACTTCTGGTTAGGTACTGACATGATGAACGAAGAGGAGAGCTATGAGTTTATCTTCAACCCTTTCGAGCGTCGCGTACAATTCCACGCTGCATTCAAATATGGTGTTCAGATTGCTTACCCTGAGCAGGTAGTTTATTTCTCACTGTAAACATTAAGTAAGTTACCAAATAGTAAGTTAAACCCGGGGGGTGGGGATACAACCTCACCCCCTTTAATTTAAAAATAAAATATGGCTTGTGTACTCACCACCGGATTTACCTTGGATTGCAAAACCGCATCCGCAGGTATCAAAACCATTTGGCTCGTTGAATTTGATGCCAAATCTACCCTAACAAAATCAAGCGGAGAAGTTTCCGCTCACACCTTGTCAGGTGGCAAATCTTACTTCAAATATGAATTGGAGAAAGAAACTGCCTCAATGACTTGGAGAACTATCCCATCAACCGAGAACGGAACCGTATTTTACGAGGCTGACTTGGTTGCCCGTCTGCACAAAGTTACCACTGCCCAGCGTAACGAAATTAAGTTACTGGCACAGAACAGAATGTTGGCCATTGCCCTTGATGCAAGCGGTGACTACTGGCTGTTGGGTGCTGACTATGGTGTTCAGTTGCAGCAGAGTGAAAGCAATTTCGGTCAGGCATTTGGTGACTTCA